CCTATCTGCTAACAGCACCTAACCAAAATTTTTGCGAAAAGCAAAAACTATCGGCTATTTGCAAAACGTTATAACCTAGTATATTTATCAATGATTACACTTATCAATATCAATCCAATGGCTATTATAGCTATTATTATTTCTCTACTCATTGTTTTAGTTTTTGTTTGTATGTCAAAAGTAATTCTTTTAATTCAATCTTCGTGAATTTTTTTGTTAAATATGCTTTCTCTCTTAAGATAATGAATTCGTCTTTTCCTATGTATTTCTCCAAGTTAATACCATACTCGATTAAATTACCTGATAATTGTACATTACACTTGTAGCAACAACTAAATACGTTATTCTCATCAAATCTAACGTTATAATGATTATTCGCATTGTAATAATGAGATGCGTGAACTACTCCGTTAATCTTTTTACCACACGAAAAACAAGGATTACCCTCATCTCTTTGGCGAATGAACTTATTAAACACTTGCTGCGCCATCTTCAGATAGTCCTGAAGCGTTAATAAATCTTCTTTCTGTTTAACCTTCTTCTCCTTTTTTATACTGGCGAGATTCTTCAATGCTTGAGCAGTTTTTAAACATATATCGCATCGATTAGTTTTTATATTTGAATTAAACTTTTGTTTAGGATTGAATAGTTCGTTACAATTCTTGCATATTTTCATCTTCTTGTTGTTTATTTAGTTCCTGCTTCAAATATAATATTTCTAATCGTAAACTTGTATTTATTCGTGTTAATGTAGCATTATCGTCTTCAAGCATTTTAAACACTTCTAAGCTATAGTTCAAATCATTTGCTTCACGTTGTATTACTTTTTGCTTTTCTTCGCTTACACGTTCTAATGCACCTCTAAAAAGCAATCTATTGATGCTTATCTTTATGTTTAGTCTTGCAGTTGCTATATCTGTATCTTTCATTCTGTAATTCTATAAAATGTTTGTAATTCATTTGATAAAGGATTGTTTCGTCTTTTAATAGCATCCACTCCTCCAATTTTAAAACCTAATCCACTATTGAAATCAAATAGTAATGGATTGCCAAGTTCAGTTTGTTGACCTCCAGTATCTCTATCTTTAATTTTTTCAACATCAATCATAGTTTGAAACTTCATATCGGGGTGCTTTACTAATCTGTGAATAACAATCATATCATCACATCTATTTAAGAATGGCTTACCTCCTTCAATGTGTGCCTTTAATGGTGGTTTAAGATGACCAAACCATTGATGTTCTTGAGGATATAACATTCCACTTCTACCACTTTCTGAATTAGGATGCGTTGAAATGTATAAAGTCTTACCTGATTGATTACAGAATTGTCTAGTTTCATTTAGAAATTCGTAATTATCAGAATGTTGCATCCCTCTATCAAGTCCAGTGAATGGGTCAATGAATCCAACATCTGATTTAGTACTTCCAATTATATCTAACATTTCTTTTGGCTTGTATAGTTTAGTATTTGAAATGAAAGTAAAGTAATATTCTATAAATGATTCGTGTTTTTTAATCTCGGTGTATGTTAAATCTTGAAACTTTTTGCCCGAATACATTTGTATCAAATCTCTCATCACTTGCCCTGAAGAATTTTCACCCATCCAAATAGTAAACTTCAAATCGTGTGTAGTTGCTAAAGCTAGAAAATACCATTCCATAAAATAAGACTTACCAACATTATCGTGACCTAAAACTATATTTAGTTGTTTACGTTTAAATCTTAAATAGTCATCTAAAACGCATCCTATTCCTAACCCTTTAGAAATCTTCCCATCCTTAAAATCTTTTAAGTACTGTGTGCTATGTCCGTTCTCTAGTATCATTTGTTTAGTTCCAGTTGTCGCATTACATTTTCATATTGCAGTTGTTCTATACTTTTTTTATTTATGATAACCTCTTTAAAAAATGGTAAGGTATTTAGTAATGTAGATTTCCAATTCTTAATATCATTTATTTTACCGTTACGATTAACACACCAATCATTAACCTTCCAAGATTCATATTTAAGTCTAACTTCGTTTGTGTCAACATTAGGTTTATTATTTAAAGCATAAGCCAAAAATTCTTCAATAGTTGGTATAGCTTTTTCTTTTTCATTCTTATCATTCTTGTTAGTGGTTACTTGTTGGTTACTTGTTGGTTGATTCGTGGTTGATTCGTTGGTTACCACTTGATATTTTTCATACGTAAGTATTTGAATTACAGTACCTTGCTTATCAGTTTTGATGGTTATTTCCTTGGTTGATTTCAAACGCTCTAAACACGTTCTAATTTGTTGAATTGATAAACCCGTTTCTTTAGATAGTAATTCTCTACCCGTCATTAAGCACCCTACTTCAATCTTTACACCTCTATAATTTTTAGCTTTATGATTAGCCTTTAATATCAAATGCATAAACAAACGAAACGTATTAGCATCATCATACCACTCCCATTCTGTAATTTTTCTGTGTATTTTAATCCACCCACTCATATTAATTAACGTTAAGATATTTAATTAATTCATCCACATCTGTTTTATCTATAATAAAATTACTTTCCATACCAGTTTCAGCATCTCCTATCTCAATGTATAATCCTGACTCACAAAAATTAATTTCAACATAGCTTCCATTAGAACTATCTTTTACTTTAAATACTACCATAATACAATTTTTTAAACACAAAAAAGCCTCTACAAATCCACAAGGTCTCACGTTGTTTCATTGTAAAGGCTAAACTAAATTCCTTTCGTTACCTATATTGAGACCGTAACGTTTGCAAATATAACTAAATATTCTTAATATTCAAATCTTTATCGATAAATATTCCTCTTCTAGAATCGCATTCATCTTCCCATTCATCTAGTAGCCATACATCCTAGATCAAACTAGGAAGTATATCAGCTTTTTCTATTGCGTGTTCTTTTGAATTAGCTTTACCAATCCAGTAAGCAGGTTGATTGTTTCGTGTGTAAAATACTTTATAGTAGCTCATATCACTAGGTTGTTATCGTTCAAAAATTCTCTAATTTGTTCTCTTAAATAGTCAGCCATATCTAGTTCACTTTCTGAAGCATCTCTATTTTGATACACACCGTGCTTAGTAGTTGACCTTAATAATTGGTCAAGCTGCAAAACTGTGCCCTTCCAATCAAAAGCTTCCATTGCTAACTTAGCATCTTCTACATCGTCATATTCAATCGTTATTTTCATTTGTAATATTTTTTAGTTGTTTATAAATAGATTCCCAGTACATCTCACAAATCTTACCATCAAATGGTGGTGTGAAGAAGTAGCTTTGCATAAAATCACTTTTTTCAGCTGTGAATCGGTAACAGCTTTCTTTAAGTGGGCAACCTTCACCCGTACACATCGTTATATCTGCCATAAAAGTCCAGTTTTTTTTATAAAATACAATTCAAAAAAGGAGGCTTTTACACCTCCGTTTAATTAAAAAGGTAAATCGTCTGTTTCTGCTAGTTTACTACTAGTTGATTGCATTGACATACCTGTTGGCTTTGTTTCCGTTCTTTCGACAAATTCAGCTTTTACAATGTTGCCATCTGTCCAAGCTACTTTACCGTTACCTACAAAGTTCTTTTTAACTTTTGCTTCTCGGTCTTCTTTTGACTGCTGAACAAAGATACTGGCATTATTGCCATAGTCATCTTGTTTGTCGTTAACACTCATAGTGTACTTATCGTAACCACCTTGTGCGTTCTTGATACTGAAATTAATCAATGAGCTCATCTTAAAATTGTTTTTAATTGGTTATAATATTGACGTACCTCTTTGACACGTTCAATTATCTTTGCTTGTGCTTCTTCGTCTTTTTGCACAATAAATCTTTTAATTCTTAATTCATTCGGTATTTGGTCGAAGTTATGTGAAAGTTGTACTGCATCTCTTACATCTAAATCCTCATCAATTAAATGTAGTTTCCAATGTTCACGTCTTACTTCGTCTTCAACTATCTCAAATGGTGTATTCATTAAGCAATAAACAAGTTCACTAGTATCGTGATTCGTTAGCATCATATATCCTTGCAACTGCCAAAAGTAATCTTTATTTTTTAAAGCTGAATCAAACATCGGAAAAGTACTACCGTTCCAACTGCATTTAATATCAGCTAAAAGATTATCTGTACAAATGTCAGGCTCACCCGTTAACCATTCGTTATTAAATCTCGTTTCGTTCTTTACTACAAAATCCCAATTTAAAACCTCAGACGCAAATTGAATTGCCTCGTCTTCCATTTGTATACCTTTGTCAGTATAACGTGAACTGAAGTCTTTATATATACCTAATTCTTTCTCCTTGAATACATCTTGAATGTATGTCTTTGCAGTTTCAGATAAAACCTCAGATTTACTCCGAGATTCTGTCATTAACTTTCCTAGTGATGAACATCTAAATAGTAATTCACTCATAATAACTTGATTGCTGCTTTTTGTAACTCTGTTAATTCAAATTGATTCAAGTCTGAAACTTTAGCTTTGCCTTCAGATATTGCAGTTAATGCTTTTTCAAATCTTTCTTGTGGCATTGTAGGTTTCTTATTAACGTGTTTAGTAACATCGTTGGCATCGTCATCTTGCATAGATAAAGATAACAACGATTGAAGTGTGTAACGTCTAAAATACGAAATACAACCTCCTAACTTCTGTGGATCGTTTAACTCAGGTAATTTAATTTCAGCATTAATATCTTCTCCAGTTTCAATGTCAACTATTACACTATGCACACATCCATTCATAATAGGTTGTAACAATAGTAAATTGTATTTATGTAGTATCGGTTCAACTACATCTAGAATAGTGTTTAAATCAGCATATTTAGATCTAAAGAATGGATTGTCAGCAGACTTGTTAATCTTACCGATTTCTTGTTTAGCCAAGTGTAGCTTAAAATAAATTCCGTTTGGTATTGGAATTGCGTCTTCAAATGTTTCTTTTTTCATTTTGTTTTATTTTTAGATTGTTTACAAATATACTACTTATTAACTAATATATGACTAATTGTCGATATTTTTTCTTTATTTCTGCTATCGTATTCATAAATAGTAGCAGTCATTGGGTATAATTTAGATAGAATCCACTCGTCAAAGTTTTCTAATACAATACTTTCAGCTACTTTATCAATCTTCTTTGTGTTTATGTGATGAATTGCAGCATCGTGATTCTTTAAATTAATTACTTTGGCTATGTCTTCGTAGATCATTCCTTTTTTACGAAGCAATTTAGCTGCGTGTGTCTTCATTTGTTGATAAAATAAACCACGATATTTAAACTTAAAGTAATCTTTAATATCTGATTCTGTTGCCAGTGTATTTCTGTTAATATATGTTTCTATTTCAGTCATTTTCCATTGATTTAAGCCATTGTCTAAAGGCTATTTGAATTTGTATTTGTTGGTCTATTAATTCGATGTCAGCATCTCGCATAAAGTAGTTGTCAAATCTTCTGATTGAAGCTATTAAATCGTTTGCTACCATCTTCGTCTGTTGGTTGAATTCTTGGTCTTCTAGAAAATCTGCTAGTACTGGCATTATTCCGATTGCACCTAGTAGTTTTGTTTCTGTTTTCATTTCATTTGCTTTATAAGTCCAAAAATATGATTAGCTTTTTGATTAAAATCTAATCCTTTGCCTTCATCTACTGTTGACTGTATTCTAATCTTTGCCTTTGTTGAAGGAACGTAGGTGTTTTTTACTTCCGTTGGTTTAATATTTTGATTGAAAAATTCTGTAAGTGCTTTCATATTAAATGTGTTAAGTATGCTTT